CCGCGGTGGCGCCCGGCGGCACGTCGAGCGGATCCGACCAGTGTCGGCGCGTGATATCCAGAGCCGCCGCCGAAACCATCTCGATCACCCACGTGGCGAGCCCCTCATCAAGCGGCCCGGCGTCCGAGGACAGGGACCGTTCAAGATCCACCGGGTCAATCAACCTCACACGGTCAGCCACGGGGACCTCCTGGGAACACGGAAAATGGCCTTCTATCAGTACTGATACTGACATCAGGCCATCTCCTGTGACTGAACCGCGACACTAGCTGGCGGCGGCGAGCGCCTTGAGCTTCGTCACCTCAGCCTCGGTGAACTGGGTGGGGCCGGCCGGACCGGTGTCGCCCTTGTCGCCCTTGTCGCCCTTGGCTCCGGCAGCACCGGTGGCACCCTTTTCGCCCTTCGGCCCCTGCGGACCAGGCGTCAGCTCGATGCCCGCGATACCTTCCTCGATGTGGTTCAGGCGGTCGGCGGACACCGGGGTGCCACCGTCCTTACCGTTCTTCCACGTCTGCTTCTCGTACGCCATGCCCTACTCCTCTCTACTCCCCAGGGAAGACGTTCTCGCCAGGGAAAACGCCATCACCGGGGTTCGTCAGTTTCCCTCGGCCCCACCGTCAGCGGCCGGGGCCTTCTCCTCAAACCCAGCGGTACCGGTCAGCTTCACGATGCGCTGCGCATCGAGAACCTGAGCACCGGCGAACGTGTCGACCACAGCCCGGTCGGTGAGAATGTTCGGGTCGTAGTCCTGCAGGTACCGCATGGTGAACCCGTCAGACGACGCCGTCCCGGAGAACGACGCACCCCGCGGAGTCGCGGTCGTACGGGTGACGAGGGTGACCGCGTCACGCTGCACCGCGTACGCCGCGAGCGGGTCGATGGTGTAGTCCGCCACGATGTTGAAGCCGTACAGGCTACCGAGGGTCGCACGGCGCAGCTGGTCAGCCGAGCCGGACTCGTTGACCTTGTTCAGGAGGTCCTGCGACAGCAGGGCCGCCTCCCAGCCGGAGCCGACAACGAGCGTGCGGCCGTCCATCGGGACACCACGCTCGGCGAACAGCTGGTGCGCGGCGCGGATGGCGCGCAGCACGGTGCTGTTGTCGGTAGCGGTGAGGTTCTCGGGCTTCACGGTGGCCTTCACACCGTAGCCGGCGAACTCGACCTTCGCCTCACGCAGAGCGTTGATGTCCGTGTAGGTCTTCCCGTCGACGCCGATGAGAGCGCCCTTCGCGGCCTTGTCCACGGCGGTGAGACCGGCCGGGACGGAGGCGAACGCGTCCGCGACGATGCCGTTGATCGCCTCGGCGACGGACTCCGCCATCGGGGCGACGACCTGCCGCTCGATGTCGGTCAGGGTGAAGGTCTGGAAATCATCCGGGAGCTTCACCGCGTTGTACACCTGGTCAGAGATGTTGACGTGGGTGTACGGCTCCAGCAGGTTGCTGTAGCTGATCGCGTTCTCGTTCTTGCGGTCGGCGGCGGTGTACTTCCGCGCCTTCTCGATCAGGATCGGACGCTTCACCGTGACAGTCGCGCCACGGCCGGCGACGAACTCCTTGGAGAAGTCCTGGTTCACGATCCGGGCCAGGGTGGACTTGTACTTCAGGGCAGCCAGCGTGGACGTGGCAACCTGCTCGGGGGTGTACAGGAGGTGCTGCGGTGCAGCCATAGCTCCCTACCTTTCGTAGATTCGGGCGCCGATCTTTCCCAGATCGGTCTCACTGTCAGGGGTTGCCCGGAAACCTCCCTGACGATCACCCGTAGCCGGCGGTGCGCCGGGGATACGAGCCTTCCTCCCGACCAGACCCAGCAGAGTCTCCGCATCCCGCGTCAGCTCCTCCGCAGTCGAACCCTGCAGACGCATCGCGAGGTCGAGTGGCAGGCCGGTCTGCGCAGCCACGTCATACTTCGCAAGCTTCAGCTCAGCAGTCGTCGCCCGCTCACGCAGACCCTTCGACTCCCGGTTCTTCTTCCGGAGCTTCTTCAGCAGATCCTTCGTCCCCTCAGACTCGGCGACAACATCATCGTCGTCATCCTCATCGTCGGCGGACTCCTCTGCCCCGTCGCCCTCCACAGCCTTCAGAGCAGCGTCGACCTCATCAGGGGTCGGCTGCTCACCAGCCGTGTCGGACTCGGTGGTCTCATCGGCACCGTCAGGCTGGGTCGGCTCCTCGGCCTGGCCCTGCTCGTCGGTGGTCTCGTCAGTCTGATTCTCAGGCATGTTTCCTCTTCGCTCCGTGGCGTCGTGGGGATGATTCACGGGCACCTGGCCCGTCTGCCTCACAGTTCAGCAGCCCGCTTCCGGTACCGGTCGATCCGCGACAGCAACGCCCGGTGCTCCTGCGCCAGAGCCATCACCGCAATGTCGTCATCCGACTGGCCCGCCTGCTTCAGCGTTGCGATCTCCTCCGCCACACCGTTCGCCCGCTTCTCCAGCTCGTCCGCGTACTCGAGGTACCGGGCAGCATCCCAGTCACCCACGGTCGCGTTCGGCTTCTGCTTCCGCTCCGACGCCTTCGCCGGCTTCGGCCGCTTCCTCCGCCCCGTCGACTGCCCGTGCACCGGCGCCGGACGCCGCTTCCCATCCAGCGGCCCGTCATAGTTCTCCGGCAACGTCCCCGACTCCCGCCACCGCTGCCACGCCAGCCACGGATCATCCTGACCGGACGCGACCTCCGCCCACTCCTTCGCCAGCTCGTTACCCTTCCCCGGCAGGTTGATCTTCCCGTCCACCCGGTACACCGGCTCCATCGTGCAGCAGCAGTGATCATGCACCTTGAACCGGCCATCACCGACGAACCGGGCGTTCGACCCCTCGAAAGCATCCGACCGATACAACCCCACGCCCGGAGCGTCTGCTCCCATGAAGTAGAGGCCGCGGGAAGCGAGCATGGCGCAGAAGGGGCAGGGGTCGGCGTCGACGACGCGGGCGTATCCGACCGGTCCGTTGCCCCGGCGGACTTCCGTTTCGATGACCTGGCGGCCGCCGTCGCCGGCTAGTTTGGTCGCCTTGCCAATGACGGCCTGTTGCGTGCGATTGACCGCTTCGTCCTCGTCGTACCCCTTGCGCGACAGAGTCTTCGACACGCCCCGTGCCGTCGCCAACAGTTCCCGCATGATCTCCACCTCGTCGATCTCCGACGGCTCATCGATCGGCGGATCAGCGTCCGGCGCCTCTACCGCGTGGAACGCATGGAGGTAGTCCACCGACAGCATGCGACTCGCCTCACGGAACCGGGCGACCTCTACAGCAGCCCGCCGGACGAACTCCTCCGACGACTCATCGATACGCCGCCAATCGAAGATCGCATCGAACAACTTCCCGATGACCTCCGCCAGGACAGCAGCAAGCCGAACCTGCTGACGACGATGCTCCTCCGTCAGCTTGTCGCCCGCATACGTGGACGCCACGTCACGCCACCCCAGACCCCAGCGACACGTCAGAGACAGTGCTCTCCGCCTGCCGGGTCAGAGACGCCCGCAGCGGATCCCGGTCATACGCCTCATCCTTGAGACGATGCCACTCCTGCACATCCGACGCCTCAACACCGGGAATCTGGTGCCAGAGACCCTCCGCCGGGATACCGAGCATCTGCGCCGCTTTCCCGAGCGCGTCGACCGCCTGCGCCATCGACCGGATCTCCATGTCCTGCCACGTCACACGGACGAGATCATCATCAGCAATGTCATCCCAGCCTGAAAGGGCCGCTGCAGCGCGCAGCAGGCGGGAGTAGGCAGCGGAAGCATTCTGCTGCCGCTCGTACACCTTCTGCGTGAGGGGAGCCCGGGCCGCCGCCAGCGCCTCCGCACTGAGATTGACCATCATGCCAGTCAGAGCGTGCGCAGGGGTCTGGGAGACTGCAGCAAGGGCTTCGATGTCAGCCCGCCACGAGTTCACGAACGGATCGAGGGCGGTCGCGTCCAGCGTCCCGAACTTCGTCTCCGGGTCCTCCGCCACCAGAATGTCGTCCTGCGCCAACTTCACCTTCAGCTTCTCCGCGGCTTCCTCATCCAGTGCATCGAGCGGCTCCCCGTCCTCATCCAGCTGCGAAGGCAACTCCAGACCAGTCGCCGTCTTCACCTTCCAGCTGTTGAAATGCTGGCTGAGCAGACGGTCGTAACTCGTCTTATTGATCCGGGACGCCGCCGGAATGAACGGCTCCACCTCACCAATGACACGGCCATCGAGGTCCTCCTGGTTGGCGAAGCGGACGACCGGCACGAACTCGATACCAGTGTCCTGCGGTTCGCCAACTACCAGACCGTCCATCTCCGACTCTGGGACCGGCTCCCCCTTCGACAGGTCGACCGACACCCCCGGCAGGTGCAGGCGGTAGGAACCAGCATCCGCGTCGAGCACCTCCAGCGCCGCAGACGGGTACGGGTCACCGAGAGCGTCATACTCCACAGCCATGCGATTCGGCGACACGAACCGCACACGGGCACGCTCCTCGAACGACGTCTGCGCCACACCGTAGGAGTGCCCGTAGGCGACCATCGCCCGATGGTTGGCGATCTGGCCGGACTGCAGGCCATTGCCGTACCAGAGACTCGACAGGTCGTCTGACGGCCCGTCACTGCCGACGATGTTGTCGACGTACATGCACTGCACGACATTGTCGACGACCAGCCGCAGCCACGGCGTCCGCGACAGATCCGCCAGTGCCCGGTGCTCCTGCGTCGCCTTCCGCGGCAGATCGAAGCCACGAGTGACCGGACGAAGCCACGACTCCACACTCGCGCACTTCTGCTGCTGAGTGCTGAGCACCGTCAGCAGTCGGTCGAAAACGCTCTTGATCTGCTCAGGGGTCATGCCCTGTATCGTGCCCCGACCAGCAGAAACACGGTCACTAAGCGACACGCCCCCGCTTCTTCTTCACCACCGGCTCCATCTCCAACCCCCGGACAGCCAACGTCACCGCCCGCAACGGCTCCACCCGCACCTCCCCGAACTGCTGCCACGTCCACGCACTCTTCGACGTACCCACCAGCCGCCGGCGAGCAGTATGCGCGGCGTCGTCCAGCAGCGGATGCTCACCGTGAAGGATCCGAGGAGCAGGATCACCGTCCGCGTCCTCCCGGACGATAGCGTCGTAGACGGTCGCGGTGCCGGAGGTGATGTCACGGGTCGACGCCTGCGACACCGGCACTCCGGCCTCCGACAGGCGCGGTGCAAGCGCCGCAGTGCCCGAGAAGGAGTCGATCACCACCCCCGCGTACGGCTTGTGCTTCTTCACCACCCGAGCCACCTCATCCTGAATCCACGCGACACCCGGCTTCGCCGCGATGATGTCCACCACGATCCGCCCATCAGTGAGCTCCGCGGCGCCAGCGAGGACAGACAGGTCACGATCCGCGGTCACCTCGAGCGCCAGCGACCGCCGCTTCACCTTCGTGCCGATCAACACCTCCGGAGTGGCGAACGACCGGGCCCACAAGTCCACACCGATCGCCGCATCCGTCGACGCGTCAGCCCAGATCCCCAGACGCTCACGCTTGTACCCCTCCTCCGTCATGCCACGGAGGTCCACCGCCTTGATCCAGTCCCAGTCCTGCACATAGCCGAGAGACGGATTCGACTGCTGCACAGCCTCCACAGAGTCCCAGGCGACACTGTCGATGTCGGCAGACCACTCGAAGAACGCGAGGTGCTTCTCCTCGTCCGGCTTCTCGACCGCCCGAGTCCGAACATCACGCAGGACAGTCGAGTAGTCGAACCCGGTCGACGAGGTGTACCAGAGCTGCGGCGACGGCCGGGCCGACAACGTCGGCAGGAGGTCAGAGACCGTCGTCTCGTCGATCTTGAAAGCCTCATCGAGGATCACGAGATCCCCCGAGAAGCCACGGCCGCCACCGCCGGCCGCCCGGGCCATGAAGTCGAGTCGGTTCCCGTTGTTCAGCACGACCGCGGTGTTGTCCGACGAGTCCGGCATGGACCGGACCATTCCCATCAGCTCCGGCTGCTTCTCGATGACCTTCTTGATGTCCCGGAACGCGCCCTTCGTCGTCTTGAACTTGTGCGCCGTGTGGATCAACTGCTCCTCGCCGAAGAGGAACAGGCCGGCCAGCTCCCGAGCCATGACCACCACGTTCTTGCCGTTCTGCCGGGGGACGATCAACCCGACCTCGAACGCCTCCCACCGGC